CCCTGCCGATGCAACGGCTGCTGCTGATACCGGATCCATTATGAAATCTCCATCTCCAAGCTAAGACCCAACAAAGTAAGTGGTGCTGGAACGTCTTGCGTGATTGTTACTTGTGCGGTCTTTGACCAACCAAATAAGTATATTTCTTTTTTGCCTGTAAATGGCGTTAAAGCCTGACCTAATACGCTTGTACCGAATGTACGGAACGGAATGTCATAATCGTTTACTTTGACACCGAGAGAGTCTTGCAAGTAAACCATGCAATTCACAATGCGCTTCTCGCCATCTAGGTTAGTACCTGCGCCAAGATCACCCTCAATAGGCATTGTCTTAACAACAGGCTGGAAGAACAAACCAACCTCAGCAGAATTAGCTGCTGTACGCTCAATCGTAATAGAGCCGCTTGCAGGGGTCTGATTGTTCATTACTGATTCGTCAGCACGAACTCGGCATTCCTCGCCATCTAAATGACCCAAGCCAGTAAGTGTATCGGTAGCAGGTGAGGTATAGAGAACCGATGAGTCCATGTATGCGTCAGAATTCGCCTTCTCAATGTAATACTCAGTATTACCATTAATCGTACGCTTTACTGAGAAATAAAGATCATCAACAACACGGGTGACGCTTTGGATCTCGCCTTCTGTTTTCCACAAAGACCAGCCAGCTACGCTTTGAGAGCGGAGAGTATTAAATACCCCCATTGTGCCGTCATCGTTTACCAGATAAACGTAGTTCGCATCTTCGTTAGTTGTACCCACAGATACAGCCATATCCACAGGAGACTTAATAAGTTCTGGGGCTAACAATGATGCTGTGTTGGAAATGTACGCGTCCTCAGCAAATTCAAACACGAACTCACGGAGAGAGCGACCTGTACGCTGTACATAGATGGTTGCACCGTCAATTACCTTTGGGCGAATATTCTTAGCACCAAAGCCTGACTGACGCTTGATAGCGATAGACTCAGGGGTAATCGGGGATACTGAAATGTAGTATTCCGCTGATGCTGTGAAGATCTGTAGGTGACGGTTTGAGAAGATCGCAGTGATCTCGTCATACTGGTCTACATCAAGAGTTACATCGATTGCCTGGTCGTCACGCTGTTTACCCAAGTCAAAGTTGAAGAACTCATTAACACGAGAACCCCACACAGTGATTGGCAAGGATTTAGAGCCACCGAACCACAGACGTGCCTCGTGGAAGATAACAGTGCGAGGATAGCCACGAGTAGATGACCATGCGTCCTCTGTACGAGGAGAGCCATTAGTTACGGTAGATACGGTGATATTAGCCGTTGTAGAGCCTGATGTAGCTCGACCTGTAATCTCGTCCCAGTTCTTAGCGTTAGAGCCTGAGAGAGTAATACGATAGGTTGTACCGCTTGTGTGAGAGACAGAAAGGTCACCGTAAACAATGTTCGACAGATTGTTAATCGCTGTCGCAATACTGTTAGCTGTAGTGCCAGTGTTTGATGAATACGAGATGTCCTCTGTATCTACACCGCCAACAGTGATTTTAAAGTCTTGACCCGCAGTAAATGAGTTGAATGTGATGTCTTGCACTTCGCTAGTAGGAGAAGGGCTAGATCCATCGTTAAAGTCATACTGAGGGATGTAGTCAAATGTCAGGTCAGAAAGGCTCCAGGAGGTATGTGAGCCTGTTCTTTGGAGTAATGCAGGAGCGTGATCCTCATGACAGAGAATCATTGTGTCACCTGATTGGGTGAACTGAATATCATTCAGCTCAGCCGTAGTATAAGTTGTGGTTACTGTAGTTTTCTTCTCGTCATCGTAGTAAACATCTATCGCATTGTTGCGGAATACTAAAAGATAAGCCTGAGTGTTCGAGAAGATAAACGAAATAACGCGTGATTGTTCACCCGCATCGTCAACAAACTCCATGCCAGGACGACGTTTTACGCCACCTTGAGGCAAACAAAGGACGTTATCGCCCTGCTGCATACCGTTGAAGTATTGTTTGGTATCAATACGCGCAAGCAATCGAGCATCTAAAACGCCTGAATTGAACGCAGATTGGACCTTAAACTGCTTACTCACGAACGCACATCCGTATAGGCAAGAGATTGTACAGCGACAGACGGACTCTGTTGAGCGTCTGCAAAGCGAGCTTTCTTCATTTGCTCATTAGCCTTTAACTCGTAAGTCTCAGCTAGAGAGCGATTAGATGTTACGAGAAGTGCGAACTCAGAAGCTAGCTTGTACTCAAGCGCTAACTGGAAGTAAGCAGGGAATAATGACTCGTTTGCTCGCATTGTGTAATCAATATCGATTGACTCTACGTCTGCGAAGATCTTGTCCTCATATACCTGATAATCCACATTAGGGATTGCATGATAGAGAACAAGTAAATCTGAAGGTAACTGAAACGCATACTTCCAATCATTGAGAGGAGATGCAGTCAGTCGAGCTAACGTACGTTTAGCATTGGCAAAGCGCCAACGATGCTCAGAGAGCATTGCGCGAACGGTAGGCTCATATAAGTTTGATGCCGCTTGACCTTGCGCTCCACCCTCGTTAAACGACGAAATCGGCGGTGCGCCGAGTCTAATAAATGCGTTAGAACAAATATCTATGGATGGATGTAGCCATTAGGCGACCTCATTGAAGGTGGGGAGGACTTATACCCGAAGGATGCCTCCCCGTTCACGGGGAACTTATTACGCTGAAGTCAAGCCTTCGCCTACAGAGTAGGTAGAGCCTGAAACTGCGATCTGGCTAAAGCCGAAACCGTCTGATCCCATGATCATTACGATGTCGCCAGCAACCATGCCGTAATCTACAGCGTTGTTGAAGTAGCCTGATGCACGAATGTTCGCCAAAGTCTCAGCTTCTTTGTACATCCATACAGTGCCACCGTCAGAGTTAGCAGTGCCAATGCGCTGCAAAGTACCTGATGCAAATGCCATGATAATTCTCCTTATGCAGTATCGTCAGAGATTAGCTTCACGAAGCCATCTACGTCACGAACACAAGCACCAGCTTTCATTACGCCGTTTACCAACCAAGAGGTCTTTTGTGCGATGTAGTTGATTTCGGTCTTAGGATCGATACCAACAGCCATGCCCAAAGAGTCACGGTGGAAAGCGAATGCGTCAGCAGTAGAAGTACCGCCACCTGGCAAGCCACCTTCTACACGGTCATCAACCAAGATGAACTTGAAGCCGTAGAAAGTATCGATATCGCCAGATACCAATGCTTTTACGTTCATGTAGTCAGATGAAGTTGCTTGAGTAGTACCCAACAACTGTTGCTTTTGAGTCTTGTTGAACGCGATGTAACGACCTTCCATAGGAGCGCCAACACCGTCAAGTGCTGCACCCGCTTCACGGATGGTTGCAACGTCAAAGCCAGAAGTCGCAGTGATTGCAGTGTGAGTAGAAGTCGCTGCTGTAAGAGCGTCAATTACTAACTGATCTTCACGACGACCAAGAGCCATTGCGATTACAGATGCCAACTCTGACTTCTCGTCAAAGTTTACTTCTGCTGCGTCGAAAATGTCGGTGTACTCTGGAGCATTCCAGTTTTCCAACGTACAAGTTACGAGGCTGTGAGAGATATCCATAGGGGTAACGTCTGCTTGCGAAGCCTTTTGGTTCGCCAAACCTTTACCCATTTTACGGAACTTGTAAGTATCGCCAACCACACCAGAACGCAAGGTTACTGCACCACGCAGCTTACCTGCTGACTGATAGGCGTGCTTGACCATACTATCGAATTCGGTAACTGCTACCGAAGATAGATACTTAGACATTAGATGTCTCCTTTATGGTTCAAAAATTAAATCAGTTTCTTGCTTCTTCTGATTCAGTAGCCTGAGAGGGGTGAATCATTAAAGCGATCACTCCAATCGGGCTAATCCATAAAGGCTTAGGTAGCGATGGTATATGTGAGGTACATCGAGATGTACACGGTAATAGTATCAAAAAGATTTCAATATGCAAATAAAAACCGCCCCGAAGGGCGGCTTAGATTACCCAGGCAAAATGGCTTGGGCTTTCTTTTGGACTTCCGCTCGGTAAGCAGGGTCGCTGTAGTAGCGATCTGACTGTACCGCTCGACGGAAATCTTCCTCCGTGAACGCTGGCATAGCCGATGTTTCACCCGTCTTGTGCATCTGTGTGCCACGAGTCTTACCGACAATCTTCTCCATCAACTGCACTTGAGCAGCAGTAGTTAGCATACCTTGATACGCTTCCATATCTTCTGGAGAGAGGTTGTTCATACCCCAGCCAGATAACGCTGCTAAACGCTGGTCTGCGTTTTCCCCTAGCAGTTGCTTCTGTTGTTGTGCATCTGCGCCAATCTCACTGATGATTGACTGTTGATAGTTTACAAAGATGTTAAACAATTCCTGAGCGGTCTCGTTAGACATATTTGCCTTGTGTGCAAGGTCTACAAACTCCTGTAGGGCAGGTAGATCCTCGTCAATCTCACCCTCAATGCCTTCAGGTAGTGAGAACTCATACTCCTCTGGCGCACCAGTGAAGCCACCTAACTGCTTGCGGATCTCGTTGTATCCCTTAGCCTGTTCAGCAATAGCTTCTTCGATGCCTCGATCACCCTGTAGGTAGCGATCTTGTAACCATTCTGGACGCTCTAGCGCCGCAGACTCCTGTTGAACTTCCTGAGACATTTGCTCTGTAGCTGCCTCAGCGCGTTCTTCTGATACTTCATTCGCTGTATCAGCGATCAAACTATCTTCACTCATGATTTATTCCCGTGGTTGCTGTGTGATTGCGATCTGATCAAGAATCTCCTTGACCAACTGCTGCTTGCCATCTCTCATGGCGCATTCTCGTACTGAAGCTGACGCATCTGGTACAGCTCCGGTACAGAATCTTGATACCCACTCCTCAAGGATCTTCTGACCCTCGGGAGAGGTAAACACATTGAAATATGCTTGCGCTCGCTTTTGACGTGCTTCTTCTACAGTACGCCCATTCTTCTCAGCTTCTAGCTCATCGAGCCAATCATATTCATCCATACATTAAGCCTGTTCTTGTGCCATTTGAGCCATAGCTTGCGCTTGCATCGCTTGCTGCTGTTGCTGCTGGATAGCAGCCTTCTCTTGCTCAGAGCGGACTAACTCAGGATCTAAGCCCATCTTCTCGGCTAGATATGCAGGGAAGTCCTCTGTCTTGAGAGACAGCATGACTTGCTCAGGTGGTACACCAGAGTTCAATGCCATTGTTAGAGACTGCATAGCGATCTGTGCTTCCTCGTAATCAGCAGCACGAGCCATGTTATTTAAGTACTTCAAGCGCACATTCTCACCATCGATAACGATATCAGGGATCTTGCCAGCAGCTTTGAGTACCTCAAAGGCACGACGGAAGGTTGCACCCGCAAGCTCTACAGACAAGCGACCAAAGGTAGCACCTGCTTCCTGTAAGTCGATCTGACGACGGATATTGATCTCTGTCGCAGTCTTGGTTGGATCAGTGATGTCGCCAATAGGTTTAGCAAACAATGCACGATTCACGTTATCGCGACGACGCTCATACTCTAGCTCGTGGAACTGTACGTTAGCGCCAGTAGCCAATGGCTTCAGGGTAGGGTTGTCGTTGCTGTTAGATGAAACAGGGATCGCAATGCCTGGTGCAATGCGGAATGTATAAGGGTTGAACACACCGTCATCGGTAGCAGTCCATACACCTAGCACCTGCAATGCAGCAGACTTGAGTGAATACTCACCCATGACGTTGAGAGTCTTGATGTCAGGCAGTACAGACATAACAGGACCACGACCGTAAACCTCACCTGATACCACTTGCGAACGGAATACAATCCACGGAGATGAAGTACCGAAGTCCTCCTCGTAGATTACTTCTTTGTCTGACTCAAGCATGACGTACAGGGTGTAATTGCCATTTTCTTCGCAGACTGCCTCGATGATATCCATTTCCTCATCAGGCTTTGATTCCATCATGTGAGAATATTTCTCAGGAATTCGAGCTTCTGCCCAGATGCGTTGGATACCACGGAGAGGAATCTTAGACTTACGCCATACGTCAGCTACTTCACCACGACCGTTAGACGAGAGAACGATGTTTGATAGCGGAATGGCATCAAATATCAGGTCATCTGTCTCTGCATCGTAGTCACAGGTCATAGCGCCTGTAGAGATAGCGAGGTCAACGCACGCTTCATTGACGCGCTGGTCAAAGTTAGAGCGGTGAATGTAGTTGAATACTGTGTCAGCTAGACGATCTAGGGCTTCTGAGACTTTTAATTGCTCACCCTGATAGTCAACCATAGCCTCTTTGTCGATGTTATCGCCCGCAACTACGGTGATCCACTTCTGACCAGGAGGTACTACAGTCTGTTGTACACGGTTAGCGTAGATCTGAACGGCTTGCATAGCAGTGTTGTCATGCAAGTGAGTGTTCTTCTTCTGACCCTTTGTGTACTCAAATAAAGCCTCACGCTGAGGCACTGTGTAGCGATAACACTCGTAGAAGTGTGTGTACCAGCTAGAATCCCTGCGCTTGAGTGCGGTGCTGTACCGCTTCCAGAGTGCCTTGCTATCCATGATTTAACCTAAAGTTGTTTTCTTTTCTTCGTCTACACCCATTGCTGAGCCAGTCAACAATGAACGACGACCACGAGCGCGTTGTGTAATCTTGCCACGAGCTGAAGCTAGTTCAGACTGTTGTGAGGCACGAGTTTCCATCTGTGCGCGTTCTAGCTGCTTCTGAGACTCTGAAGGCTCATAAGGCTTTGGAGCCTTTGGTTTTGAAAAGACGCTTCCCATTGTTTAGTTTCCTATACAGTTGATACGGGGTGAAGATGAACTTATCCCGTATGCCTAAAAATGCTTTGACCTGCTCGACACAGTTCAATAGCCCAAAGATTCCCCGTAATCTACCTACCTGCGTCTCCACATTGACAGTAATTTTTTCTCCCAAATCACTGAAATCTGTGTTAGGCGGATAGACAGTTACCTCAGTATAACCAATTCTTGGGTCAATCAACACATCTGCATTAGGTTTATGCACCACTATCAGAACGTGACTGTAGCCGTCCTTCAGGAACCAGTTAAGAATCCTGCTGTAGTTCGCCTGTCTGAACACCAGCGTTGCCTTTACGCGATCCACTCCGCTTAGGTTTAGAAGGCTTGGCATTTTGTGGCGATAGAACCAACTGATCATCTTTGATCTCCCCAGTGTAACCATCGATGTTGTAAGCCACCATGTCAGCGAACAAGCGTTGCTGCTGCTGGGCTGTGAGGTTGGTCTTGAGAGAGAAGGTCAGTGGATCAAGAGCTAGTAACTCACAAGTGCGAGTGAGGCTCTGCTGCTCGTAGATTGCCTGTACTGCTAGGCAGATAACGCTTTGCTCTGGTGTGATGCCAGATATGTCACAACGTATTTTCATAAGTTTCCCCGTGATTAAAAGATACTAAAGCTGTCAGCCTGAATTGGGGCTGTGGCGCGTTTAGTATTGCGTAATGATACAGCAAGATAGCGGAAAGCATCAGCACCGTGGCTTGACCAGTCGTGCAGAGGCTTATCGTTGAATACACCTTTGCGCTCATCGAACTCCTTACGGTAGTTCTTCAGGCATCGAATACCCTCAGCGCAGTTATCCTCATCAAACCAACAGCGATGCAGAATGTTTCTTACCTGGTTAATACCACTCATGAGGTCTACACGAGGCACCTGAATGAAGTTAATGCCCATCTTGCGAGCTACCTCTTGGCGACTCTTGCCTGATCCCATCTCACGCACAGCAATATCGTGTGGCGCAAAGTGATGCTGATAAACCACGTTGTGCTTGTCTCGCCAGTCATGCAGGTAGTTGATGTAGTGGTTGAGACCGTGGTTATTGTTCTCGTAGTAATGGACTACGCGGATCTCATCCCCGAGCTGCTGATACCACCAGATCGACATCGCATCTGAGACACCTAAATCCCATGCGGTATTGACAGGCAGAGCGTTATCCACAGGAACCTTAGTCACTTGGTCTCTGTTCTGCATCATGATCTCAGCGTAGTAAGCGCCTTCCTTGTTCTGGAGAGGCTGTCCGAGCCAGATATGCTCGTACATGATGCTGTTCTTGACCTTTAGGAGTTCAGCTTCCGCAATACTGGCTTCATCAAGGTGAGGATTATCCAGGTAGTCAATGTGAACGACCACAGTATCAGGAGGAGGATCAATGACGAAGCGTTGATAAGTAGAGTCGAGTTCATCATAGGGGTTGAATGAGATCCATATCTCTGCTCCCTTCTCTCGAATAGTAGGTAGTAGAACTTGCCAGCTAGTTTCTGAAACGGATTCCGCTTCCTCGACCCATACACGAGTAATACCTTCCATTGATTTGATAGCGGTGACGTTAGACCTCAAGCCCTCAAAGATGAACTGAGAACCGTTCTTGCCATAGATAGCGTTCTTCTGTACGTCAAAGAAAGGCTCTAGCCCTAGCATTTCAATCTGCTTCTGGAGTACAGAGATTACCGACTCACGGATAGACTTCTGGATCTCACGACAACAGAGTACACGGTGAGGCTCTTTGTAGGCAGCAAGGATAAGCATCCTGGCTATGTGCCATGACTTGCCTGAACCTCGACCGCCCTTTAGGACTTTGTATCTGTGATGTTCTAGTGTTGGAGCAAACTTAGGCTCAAACTCAATATCAAGTGTTTGTGCCATCTTTCACAATCATGTTGATCTGTACTGGTAGGGAATCTTCACCCTCTCCACCTGTGATCTGTGTAGCAGAAAGGTCAGGTACAGTCTTACGGAGGAGTATCTCAGCAGCTTTGATCTGCGTAGACTTCATCTCCTTATCTTCTAAGACGTGTTCCATTAGCTTATTCAGTACCAATGAGGACTTAATCTTGTTCCTCACTTCCTCTGAATATTCTTTCCTACTTTTGCCCCGTGTAGCCATTTGATTTACCTAATTATTTTTGCGCAAGGTTTAGATTAGCTCACCCCATTCTAAAACACCACTAGCGATACCTGAGTTAGAGGTACTTTCTAGGCACAGATAAGTCCCTGCTGGGATGGTGAATTGGATTCTTTCTGGATTAGGGTTATTCAAGTTAATCATTTTGGCTTGCTGCGTAATGACTACAGTGACCAGTTGCATCTTGCTGTGATCATAGCTGGTAGCTCTTACTGCTGAAGCATCCATATCATCTGAGTCACACTCTAATCCGCTTTGAGAGTTCACGGGTTGAAAAGTAGCCCCGATGATGGCAGTGGGATCAGTAGTGACCCAAAGTCGATAAGTAGACTTCTTATCCGCACTTAACATCATCCGAGCTAATTCGGCAAACTGAGTATTCGCTGAAGGGTTATGCAGGGTGAGTATCGGGGTTTCGGTTGAAACAGGTACTTGCTCCGCATACGCTGAGTAGTAAGCCTGATAGGCAAACTGGTTGCCACTGTTACCACCAATCCACTCGGTAATTACTACCTGAGTACCGGTTTCTCTTGGTAATACCCAGACATTCGTATCGTGAGCATCGAAGTCAAACGTAGTGTCTGAACGTAGGATATGCGCTACACGGTTAGAGACTGCTGGCTTGCTGTCAGTCATGACAACATAGCAATCACCTTGCAGAGATTGGATCTTAAAACGTCCCTGACCCTGATTTACTTTGACATATTGTGTTGGATCTAGGGAGATTCGGTTAGTTGCTACGCTCATACGAGGCTACCTTTCTTTTTCTTCACGCCTTCTTTCATCATGCGTTTAGCCTCAGCCATTGTCATGCCATGCTTCTTTGCCAGTGCTTTATCTTTCGATGCAGCAGCAAAGAGTTTATGTTGTTTCAGTGTATATGGCATAGCATATTCTACCTAAGTTATTGATAAGATTCAAATTCTAATCGACCAACATGACCTTCAGCTCGTTCTTTTTGCATGATCTTGAGTTGCTCACGGTAATGCTTGGCGATTTCCTTTTCTTCTGCCTTGGGAATCTTGAGCTTCATGTCTTTCTTTTCGCGAAGTATAGCCATGTGTCCCTCACCTAACAAATCTGCAACCCAAATACCTGAGTCAGCAGGTTCACCGCCGAACCACTGGTGACAGGAAAAGCAGAGCGCTTGAGCATTATCACCAGACCATCGGATCGTTCTGTGGCGACGGGAAAAGATGTGACTACAATGTAGTCCTCCCCTTGACCCCTCCTGAAAATATTTTCCACAACGCTCACAAGTCCAATCAGCTCGCTCTCTCACGCATTTCGAGAATGCTTCATCAGAGGGACTAGTTTTCATCTTTTACAAAGACTCCATCAATCATTTTACCTTTGCGGTGCTTAATATCATTCCATGCCTGATTTACACACTCTTTTAGTGTCAAATCATTACGCTCTGCAATATTTACCAGAACCACAATCATGTCTCCAATATCATCAGTGATGTCTTTTCCTCGTGCGATATTTCCAGCCAGCTCGCCAGCTTCTTCGATCAACTTCACATACTGAGCTTGATCAGTAGAGCCTTCAACAAGGTTTCGTTCATGATGCCATTTGGCAATATTCTCAATAATCAGATCAATATTGACGTTGTTGTAGCATTTGTTTTTCATACATACCCTCTATCGATACATTTCATGTATTCAGAATCCTCTGGATGAGGCAATAGAACACCGTGATCCGCTGCCCATGCGTCTACTTTCTCCATGTAGTCGTGCATCTCGCCCTTTGTGAGTTTGGCTGTAGACTTGAGCTGTGAGTTAATCACAGTATTGTTAATAACAATATCTTCATAGCCTAGATGTTGATGTCTCATCAGATCGTGAGCTTTGTCTTTATCGATCTCAGCACCACGGGTTGCAAAGTGAGTAGCCATCTCACCCATCCACATCCAGTACAGAGCGTTCTGACTGAGTGAGCGATTGCTGCCAGCATTTAATTCGATCTTGATAAACCCATGATCCTTGATTGCCTGGCGACATTGGCGAAAGATTGACTGTAAATATTCTTCACTGCTACAGGTGAAGGTAGCTTTCTGCATACACTTATCCATTTGCGCTCCATTGTTTGTTTGGCGCAGGGAATGGAATAGCTCCAGCGCTTGGGTTAGCTATCCATTGCTGTGATTCATCATGGAACCAGAAGCCCCAGTTACCTTCCCACTCACCATGACGGTGTTTAGCAATGCGGATGAATCCTGCTGGCTCAGTGCTATCAGGATCGATATTCAAAGTCTTTCGCGTGATTATGATCACATTATCAGCCAAGTCCGAGATCTCTCCTGCTCCCTTGATTGAGTGTTTGTCAGGAGTTTCGTTCTCGTTTGCGAGCTTTCTCATGTGAACCACGAGATGAATATGCACCTTCTCGTCTTTAGCCAAGCTAGTCAGCTTATCGACAAAATGTTTCTGAGCGTTGTAATCATCCACACCTAGACCACATTTGACCAGAGAGTCGATCATAACGTGCTTAATCCCCAACTCCCGAGCTGCGTATTTCACCATGCCAAACAGTGCATTCTGAGAAACATTGCCAACCTGGTTAAAGATCCAGACCTTGTTATCTAGTTTGTGCAAGATGTCCCTAATGTAAGGCTCAGAGGGATTAGATACACCTGCTGCTTGCCTAACCATTCGAGCTAGAGTTGCTTCAGGTAGCATTTCCATTGATGCGATTACTACAGGGTTTTGCATGAAAAGAGCTGTCATACCCATAACCAATGACTTACCTGAGCCATTAGTACCTGCCCAGATTGTGAGTTCGCCATCACGGAATCTAAACTTATCCCACGTTTTGCTCCACGGTAACGTATCACCAGTGAGATGATTCCCTGTTGTTAGCCTCTGAACAGCCTTGTCTGCAAAGTCAGATGGTAACTGTACCTTCTGCTTTAGCTCCTCGTTATCTTCAAGATACTTCTCGAAGTCTATGTCTGGCATATAGATCATTCCCAATCAATCCTCTGTTGTGGTTGTTGTTTTTCTTCCCATGTGCGAACAGCAGCTTTCCAGTCTCTCATTTTGTTCTTGCCTACCATCCAACCTTTCGCAGCATAGAAATCACAGAAGCGATTTGCATCAACTGTATTTTTTCTCTCTAAGCAATAAGACTTAACTTCGGTAACAGTCGGGGGATGAAATCCCCTATTACTATTACTTTGGTTATTGGTTATTGGTTCTTGGTTAGCTTTCGACTGGGTTAGGTCTGGGTTAGCTAAATTAACCGACTTGGTTTTTTTAGGTTTGCGGTTGGGTTTTTTAGGTCTACCGCCCTTGCTACCATTGACTCTAGCAATGTCAGCTCTTGCCTGATATTTGGCTAATTCTTGCTCAATTCGCACATGAGTGTAACCTTCTTCCTCTAAAACGAAGAAATCTTCCAGCACATTTTTGAGCGAATCAACCAACTCGGAACCCAACCCTAACCGACGCATAACCGACTGGGTTCTTTTGGGTATTGGCTTTTCATCTAGGTAATACCAATCAATCAAACTGCGATAAATAAAATGCTCTATTGGAGTCAGATGAGTAGTATCTTTCCGGTAATCAGCAATATTAAATTGGTAGTAGTGCATTAGTTTTGCTCCAGATAGTCCACGATCTTCTTCACATCTTCGTAAGCAGGGCGACGAGATTCACCTCTCGCTATACCTCGAACTGTGTAGTAAGAAACGCCCGTACTATCTGAAACCTTTTGCAGATTACGATCTGCTAACTGCTTCGCTATTTCTTCAATAGTCATGTTTTTCTCCGTGGTTGATGTGTGAACAATAACTCAATGATGTGAGAAACG